TTATCTCGACGCAGGCAGCAAAGCCGGATGATTTGCTTTCGATACTGATTCAGGACGCAAAATCTGGCGCAGACCCGCGCGTGAAGTGCGTTTTGTATGCAGTTCCGGAGGATGGCGACCCGTTTGACCGTGATCAGCTTGCGAAGGCGCAGCCGAACTGGCACCTGATGAATCACGACGAGGTGTTTCGCCAGATGGAAGAGGCGAAGCGGATGCCGGCCAGGGAGGCTAGTTTTCGCAACCTCGTCGCCAACCAGGTAATCGAGGCGAAAAGCCCGTTCGTCACGCGGTCGGTATGGGAGACGTGCGGCGCCCTGCCTGAGCCGCTGGAAGGCAAGCGGATTTGGGGCGGGCTTGACCTGTCCTCTGTGTCCGACTTGACGGCGCTTGTCCTCGTGTCCGATGCCGGCGATGTGCATCCGACGTTCTGGCTTCCGGCTGAAGGTCTGGCGGAAAAGAGCCGCGCAGATCGCGTGCCATACGACCTTTGGGCGCGCGATGGATGGCTAGAGACAACTCCGGGGCGCTCGATTCAGTACGAATTCATCGCGGCGTACATGCGGGACGTGTTTGACCGCTACGACGTACAGGCGATTGCGTTCGACCGCTACAACATGCGGTTCCTGAAGCCGTGCCTAGAGAGGGCAGGGTTCAGCGATGACGAGCTAGAGCGGTTCGTCGAGTTTGGGCAGGGCTTTGTCAGCATGTCGCCGGCTTTGCGCGAACTGGAATCGAAGATCCTCAACGCGCAACTGAAGCACGGCAATCACCCGGTGCTTTCGATGTGCGCGAATAACGCAACCGTCGTGCAAGACCCGGCCGAGAACCGCAAATTCGTGAAGTCGCGCGCATCGGGCCGGATTGACGGCATGGTGGCGCTGGCGATGGCGGTTGGCGTGATGCCGAATCAAATTGAGACAGAAGAGCTTGAACCCGGAGTATTGATCCTATGACCACTGCGCTGCGACTTCGCGCCGAGATGCTGCTCGAGAGCGATCGGGCCATCCGTGCGGCTGATGTTGCGCCGACTTCGGTCTCGGAGATCCTGCCCGGCACTGACCTTTACGACATCCTTACTGGCGGCGCACTGCAAAGCGCAGGCGTTCCGGTGACTGAGCAGACGGCGATGTGCGTGTCTGCCGTGTATGCCTGCGTTGGGCTGATCGGCGGGGCGCTCGCTGCGCTGCCGTTCCATATCTACCGGCGCACGCCGGATGGCCGCGAGCGGGTCGATTCAGATCTGTGGTGGCTGTTCAACGAGTCCCCCTGGCCGAACTGGACGAGCGCAAGCGCGTGGTCGTATGCCGCGCAGTCGATTGCGCTCAAAGGCGACGGTTACTGGCGCATTCATCGCAAGCGCGGCGGCCGCAGCTACGAGATTGAGGGCTTCGAGCCGATTCACCCGGACCGTGTAAATACGGCGGTCGATAAGCTGCCTGATGGGTCGCTGGTCTATCTCGTCATCAACGAGAAAGGGCAGCAAGAGGCCGTCCCGGCTGCAGATATGCTGCACTTCCCAGGCATTGGCTTTGATGGCCGGCGCAGCCTCACGCCAATTCAGGCGGCGCTGCGCGGCCCAGCCGGCATTGCGCTTGCTGCTGACCAGTACGCTGGATCGTTCTTCCGCAATGGCGCGCGTGCTGATTTCGCGCTGACGACGGAAGCAAACAAGCTAACCAAGGATCAGGCAGAGATCATCAGGACGACGTGGGCGGCGCGGCACCAGGGCGTCAGCAACGCTCACCTCCCGGCCGTGCTGACTGGCGGGCTGAAAGTGCAGCAACTCACGATGACGGCTGAGGATGCGCAGCTTCTGACGACGCGGCAGTTTCAAGTCGAAGACATCGCGCGAGTGTTTGGCGTCCCGCCGCACATGATTGGCTACACCGAGAAGACTACGAGCTGGGGTAGCGGCGTTGAGCAAATGTCGATTGGATTTGTCCGCTACACGCTGCGCCGCTACATCGACGCTATCCAGCAAGAGATCAATCGCAAGGTATGGCCGCGCAGCCTGCGCGTATTTGGCGAGATGAGTGCTGATGCTTTGATGGATGGCGACTCGAAAGCGCAGGCCGAGTACTTCGCAAAGGCGCTTGGCGGACCTGGCGCACAAGGATGGATGACGATCAACGAGGTCCGCAAGCTGAAGAACCTGCCTCCCATTGAGGGCGGCGAGCAAGTTTTCCGCGCTGGCGCGGAAGGTGTTGCGCAAAGCGAGGAAACGCAATGAATCCACTACTGAAGCTGTATGCACGAAACCGCCGGAAGGGCGAGTTTCGCGCAGAGGTCAGCCCTGAAGGCGACGCCGCCACCATTTACCTTTACGACATGATCGTCGATACCGACGACGAGGCGGAGTGGTGGGGTGGCGTGTCGCCTCAGAAGTTCATCAAGACGCTCAACAGCATGAAGGCGCCTGAGATCCATCTTAGGGTGTATTCGCCCGGCGGGAGCGTGTTCGCAGCGCGCGCGATGGAACAGGCGATTCGCGAGCACAGCAGCCGGATCGTGGCCCATAACGACGGACTCGCCGCGTCGGCTGCCTCGTTTCTGATCCTCCCGGCCGATGAAATCATCGTCGCGCCTGGCGCATTCACGATGATCCATAAGGCATGGACGATTGCGTGGGGCAACTCTGACGAACTGCTGAAGACGGCCGGCCTGCTTGAGCAAATTGACGGCTCGCTCGTCAAGAGCTATGCAGAACGAACGGGCCAGAAGCCGGAAGAGATCGCCGCATGGATGGCTGCCGAGACGTGGATGGAGGCAGAGCGGGCCGTCGAGCTAGGCTTTGCGGACTCCATCGCGGACGGCAAGGACGCCCCCAGTGCGAAGGCGTGGGACTTGTCCGCCTTTGAACATGCTCCGAAGTCGAAGATCGAAGAGTCTGAAGAGACGCCCGCACAACCCGACCGCGAAGCGCTGCGCCGTGCTGCGCTTGCACGACTGATCCCCGCCTGAAGCGCTCCCGCGCAATGGCAACCCAGCCCGCTTCGGCGGGCTTTTTTTATGGAGACTGCCCAATGAAAGGCATCCAAGCCCTGCGGGAGCGCCGCGACGCCCTCGCCAAGAATCTGCAAACCCTCGTCGACAAGGACAAGACGCCGGAGTGGAAGCCAGAGCATCAGGCGTCCTACGATCAGGCTATGGCCGAAATCGGCGACATCGACGCGCAAATCAAGCGCCACAATGACGCCATCGCTGCCATCGCCGCGAACGCTGCCGAAAATGGCGGTATCGCTGATCACATGCGCGACCAGTTCACCCGCACGCCTGGCGCGCACGGCACCGACGGCGGTGCCCTCCGTGCGTATCTGGCCGGCGGCTTCGCCAACATGGCTCAGGAGGACGTTCAGCGCGTTCGTGCCCGCCAGTCGATGGGCGACATCGCCAACGCCATGCGCCTGCCGCAAGGCGCGATGAGCACCAGCACGCCGGCCGAGGGCGGGTACACCGTCGCAACCGAGTATTACCGTCAGCTCACTGAGGCGATGAAGCAGTTTGGCGGAATTCGCTCTGTTGCGACCATCATCCAGACCGGCACGGGCGCGCAGATGAACTTCCCGGCCGCCGACGCCACGTCGGAAGAGGGCGAGATTGTCGGCCAGAACGCCGCTGTCACGCTTGGCGAAACCTCGTTCAGCAACCTCTCGATGGATGTGTATAAGTACTCGTCCAAGAAGATCGCTGTGCCGTTCGAGCTGATCCAGGACTCGATGTTCGACATCGAGGGCTATATCAACTCGCTGCTCACCCTGCGCATCGGCCGCATCACGAGCAAGCACTTCACCATCGGCACCGGCTCCAGTCAGCCGCACGGCATCGTTGCAGGCTCTACCGCAGGCAAGACCGGCACGACCGGCCAGACCCTGACTGTTACCTATGACGATCTGGTGGATCTGGAGCACTCCGTCGATCCGATCTATCGCGCGTCGCCGCGCGCCGGCTGGATGATGCACGACAGCTCGCTCAAGGTGATCCGCAAGATCAAGGACACTGAAGGGCGCCCGATCTTCGTGCCGGGTTACGAGCAGGGCAACCCCGGCGGCGCGCCGGATCGCCTGCTTGGCCGTCCGATTGCCATCAGCCAGGAAATGCCGGTGATGGCCGCGAACGCCAAGTCGATCCTGTTCGGCGACTTCGCCCGCTACATGATCCGCGAGGTGATGGACCTGACGCTGTTCCGGATGGCGGACTCTGCGTTCATCCTGAACGGCCAGATTGGCTTCGTGGCGTTCAACCGCCAGGGCGGCCGTCTGATCGATGTCGGCGGCGCGGTCAAGCACTACGCCAACAGCGCGACCTAATAGCGCGACACAAGCAACGGGGCCGGTTCGCCGGCCCCATTTCTTTTGACGGAGCGCTTTATGGTCCGCAAGAAATCCGAACCTGATCAATCTGGCGTCGTGCAAGGCCGCGCGCTGATTGATCTGCCTGACTACGGGCTCAAGTGTGGCGACTATGGCGCGCTGCCTGCCGATGTTGCTGTGGCGCTTGTCGAGTCTGGCCACTTCGACCGGAACGCGAAGCCTGAGTAAGCAATGACCGCACTTGCCGACGTAAAAGCCGCGCTGCGTGTCACGCATGACGAAGACGACGCGCTGCTGACTCGCCTGATCGGCTCGGCTATGCGCGAGTGTCTGGCGTTCATGGACAACGGAACGCTGCCTGCCGTGCCGGGCGCCGCTGCGGATGTTGAGATCCCCGAGGACGTGTTTCAGGCGGTCGTGCTGATGGTCTCTGCGGACTACGACGCCAGCCCGGAAAAGCGCACCGCATACCGTGCAGCGGCGGAACAACTGCTGTGGCCGTACAGGAGTTTCTGACGATGCAGCCTGACCTGAACCCCGAGCTGATCAAGTCGCCATGGGTGGCAGGCGCAGTGGGCGCAATCGTCGCGCTGCGTGGCGTGCCTGGCCTGACATGGGCGGAAAGGCTGTTCAACGCCTTCTCGGGGCTAATGATCGCCGGGTATATCTCGCCGGCCGCTGCGGACTATCTCGGGCTTGAGGGCGCGAACATGCAAGGTGCGACGGCGTTTTTGTTCGGCCTCTTTGGGCTGAACCTCGTGGCTGCCATTGTCGAGACGATCCGGACAACGGACTTCCGGGGGATGCTGCCATGGAAGAAATGAGCATTGGCCCGATGCAACTTGCAAACGGGCTTGTCTCGCTGCTGGCTGCGGCAATGCTCGCCGGCCTGATCCTCAACCCGCGCATCAACGAGGGCATCGTCGTGAAAATCGGCCTGCTAGGGATGACCTGGGGCTTGATCGGCACGGCCTACCTCACGCTGTCGGCTTCGCAGAACTGGGAAGCCGTCTGGAATGCCGGCCTCGTGCTGCGCATCGGCCTGTGCGTGGTCTGCGTCGGCATGTGGTGGAGATCGCGCAAATGCTGACCGCATTCATCGACCGCTTGACCGGCTTCCTACGCCCGGACCATTCCGGTGACGCCACCAAAAAGGTCACGTCCGAGCGCGACCGCGCCCCGCTGATCAGCCCGATCACCATCGGCCTCCTCGAGGCGCTCGGCATCCGCCACGCGCTCGCTGTCCAGTGGCTGCCGCACATCAGCCAGGCCGCG